TAGTAATAATTTTGAAACTTACGAATATGTAGCACCTACAACAACACTTGCACCAGTTGTAGAAGAAGTTTATGTAGAGCCTGAGCCTTTACCACCACCACCCGAAGAAATAATTGTGGATATTGTTGTAGAAGGTGTAGATAAAACTTATACCCAAGCTGATGTAAATGACGGAACTATTGAGCGTGACCAAGAGAGAATAGATAATGAAAAAGAGTTTGGTTGCTTTATGACTAATGCACAAATTGAACGTGGAGATTGTGATATACCTACACCTGTTGAAGAAGTTAAAGAAGAAGTCGAAGAAGAAGTTATAATTATTGTTGATGAAGAACAAAAATCAGATACCGAAGGAGAACTTTTCAATGATGATGATTTGGTACTTGAGGTGGTCGTTGAAGATGAAGTTGAAGAACTTGAATCTATTGAAGATAAAGATATTGTTGAAGAAGAAATTAAAATTGATATTAAGAATATTGAAGAAGAATTTAAGTTTGAAGAAGAAGAAATAGTAATTGAGATAATTGAAGATGTAATTATAGAGATAGTAGAAGATGAGATAGTAGAAGATGAGTTGGTCAAAGAAGTATTTACAGATGAGTCCGAAGCAGAGACAGAAGTTCAAGAGCAAAATACACCTGTTAAAGAAGAAGAAGTAGAACTTACAGAAGAAGAAGTAAAGATAGAGGTAGCAGAGCTTGAAGAAGTTATAGAAGAAATTGTTGTTATAGACATTCCTAAAGCAACAGAAGAAGAACTTGAAGAATTTACAGAGGAAGAACTTATTGAATATGAAGAAGCAAAGGAAGAAGCCATTGAAGAATTTGTTGAAGAACTTGAGACCGAAGAAGTTGTGGAGATACTTGAAGAAGTTAATGATGTCGGACTGGACAATATTGCAGAAGTTAGCCAAGAGGTTATTGAAGTTGTAGCACAAGTCGTAGAAGAAGTTATAACGATTGCACAAGAAGAAGAACTAACTCAAGAACAAACAGAAGTTGTTGCAGAGGTTTTAGGTTTTACAGAAACTAAAGATGTAGAGATAATAGCAGAAGCCGTTAAGACTGATGACAATGTAGCACAAGCAGTAGATGAGTTTGTAGAGAGAGCCGTAGAGTTTGCTAAGACTGATTCAGACCAAGAGTTTACACTTGCTGACGCTACCACAGAAATTGCCTTTGAGTCGTTCATAGAGTCGCCTGTTAGTGTTATTATAGATATAGATTTAGACGCAATAAATTTAAACAATATCGCAAATGATATGACGACTGACCAAAAAGAAAAAGCACAAGAAGTAATTGTGCCAACAATATTAGTCAGGATTGTATCGTTTGCTATGAGGAGATTTGATTGATAAATAAATTGTGGTCTTGGTTGATACAAGCAGTAAAAGAAACGCTTAACCTTGCGTGGACTTTAGTGGGTTTGATAATTGGGACACTCACGTTGACAGGACAATCCCAACAGATAACTGCAATAGCTACCTTAATAACGTTGGCTATATGGTTACTAACAATAGGATTTAGAAAATAATGTGTATGACTACTCAGAATGACAAAGGTACTTATGTGACTATTTGTAATTGTAAGTATGGACACGCTTTTTGCGAGGATAACAATGAGTAGTAACGGATATACAAACAAAGAAATGCTTGAACTTATATTAAAAAATCAAGATAGATTGCACGATAGAATTGACGACATAGAAAATAAGATAAATACTAAAATCTCAAGACAAGAACTTTTTGCTACATCAACTCTTATATTGCTTATAGTTGGTGCGTTTACACAAATGTAATTAAAAAGACCCTTGAAGCTATTGCTAGTATCAAAGGTCTTTTTTTATATATTAATCACAAATTACAAAATTTACGATTAAACTTATTCCTATGAAAGTAAAAGGAACAAGTTGTATGTTTTGTGGAAATCAGCTTACCACAAATCGTGGTACTTTGTTATGTGATAACAAAATATGTATTCGCAACCATAAGAAACATACTGACTTACAGAGGACATCTTAACTTAACAAGTAAGGAGTAGTAATGCCTTCTTTAATTATCGAAGGTGTAATCTCTTGTCTCTTGGTTATGCCACCAAGTGTGGATAACTTAGAGCAGTTTATTGATTGCAGGGAACAATATAATAAAGTAGAAGTAGTCCAAGAGTGGATTCCTCTATTACAAACATACTTCAAAGAAGAAGATGTTTTGCAAGCTAGCTTAATGGTATTCTGCGAATCAACTGGCAGACCAAGAAGTTATAATAACAATACTAATGGCACGCAAGATATTGGTCTCTTTGCTATGAATGATACGACTTGGTCGTGGCTACAAGATAAATTAAAGTTTACTGGAGATAGACGAGACCCAGTATTAAACACAAGGATTGCTAGTTGGCTTTTCTATAATGACGGAAGGGGGAAACATTGGTACAGTTCAGAACATTGTTGGGACTATGATTTTTGACGAAGTAATATTAGACGATTTAGATGAGGAGTTAAATGATACAAACTTACAATTTTGCAGAACAAGACAAGGTTGGAAAAATGGGAGAGCAGTTAATACTAAAACACTACAACACCATTACAGACGAAACAGGAAACAAATATCACGCAAGACCTACACGCATGGAAGAACAATTACAAGGTGCAGATATTTGGGTGTTCAACCAAGAACTAAAAGACAACTTTATAGAAGTCAAAACAGATACACAAATACAAGATACAAACAACGTGGCATTGGAATACCTTATTGAGCAAGAGAATGGAGAGTTGCAAATAGGTTGTCAGATGAAAACGTTTGCAGACTTTATGATGTACTGGACGTACCCAACAAACTTTGTAAGGTTTTGGAGACCAAGAGTATTACAACCTTACTTATTGACTTGGATTAAAGAAGATAAGTATAGAACTATAAAAGTAATTAATGAGAATGCTCAGGGTAAGAAGTGGTTTGCTCATTGTTTACTTGTTCCAGTATCAGAGTTTGATAAACTTAGCTTTGTAAAAAACTTTTTAGTAAGTATGGACATAGTAGAGAGTGTGTTAAGTGAGTGATATAGAGTGGCAACCTGATGAAACATTCTCAGACTACAAGAGAAGGAAGCACGCAGGGTTACAAGGTATGGGACAAAAGACTGTTAAGAACAGAGAAGGTTGGTCAGACAATCAAAAGCGTGGGCTAACTAATAAGAATAAAGGTCGCAGGAAACAAAACCTTGCAAGGAAGAAGCTCAACATACCTGACACAAAGTTCAGAAGCCAAATGGGTAACGAGGAATCTTGGAAGGGCGAAGTCAGAGTAGAAGTTAAAGCAGGGAAACAAGTACAAACCTTATGGACAAAGTATCTAAAAGCTAAAGAACAATCAGATACAAACACAAGCATAGGAGATACAAGACCATTCCTGTTTGTTGCTATGCCTGACGGTACATCTAATGGCTTGGTTGTTATGGAGTTAGACAAGCTAGAGGAGATTGTGTTTGCCTTGATAGAGACTTGGGATAGTCAAGCATAAAAAAAACCCACCTACCAAAGCAGGTGGGTTAATTTATTTAACTTTAAAAGTTATTACCAAAATCTTCTATATGTAAGATTTCACAATACTCATTTTTTTTGTTAGCAAATTCTCTAGCTTCGTGTAAATCCATTCTTTTAGATAATTTTTCATATCCTTTAGATGTCATATACATTACTCTATAATCCATTGAAATCAACTCCCTTCTGTTTCTATATGTTTCATTCAATACTTAATTATGGCATAATCTAAGATTATATACAAGTATAAAACAAGATTATTAGTCCCAAACAAATCCTAATTAAATACCCTAATATGTCCTATTCATAATCTATAATTAAAGTAGTTAAAGACAGGACGCAAATGACACTTAAAGATTATCTTGAGTCTTATACAAGAGAGCCAATTAAAAAAGGCTACTTTTATGGGACTGAAAAAAGGACTGAACAATGGGAAGAAGTCCTTAGTGCCTTACACAAAGGCTATCTTGAAACAACTCCACTTGTTGATTACTTAATTGATGAATGTGGTTGGACAGGAATCGCACCCAAGACAATAAGGAATCGCATTAATGAAGAAAAAATCAGAATCCGTAAAGCTAAATCAGTTTCTTGAACTCTATCAAGACAAAGAATCTAATAAGAAATTAGCAAAACAAAAATATCCGATTGGTTGGCAACCACACGCAGAGTACGACCCTAAGTCCAACAAAGGTACATTAGTCTCTCGTGGTACACAAGAGCAAGAGCCTGAGTTTGCCACGCTACTACTTGAGTGGGGATTTGACCCTAATGAATATGAGATAGTGGGAAATTTGCAAGTGAGAACTTGGGATATGAATATGGGTGGTGGAGAAACTCAACAGGCTTGGTACTACAAAGCAGACATAAGAAAAAAGATACCTAGCTTAGATACAGACTATGGTCAGCTTCTTAAAGAGATTAAATCTTATAAGCCAAAGACTGCACCAGTTAAAAAAGGTAACACGGCATTTATGTACTATGTTGCAGATTGGCAAATGGGTAAGAGAGACGGAGAAGGTAGCGAAGGTATTGTCTCTAAAGTTCTTGACTCACTTACAACTGCTAATGCAAGACTTAAAGAATTGCAAAAGACTGGACATAAGATTGATGAAGTGTATGTCATAGGATTAGGAGATATTGTAGAGAACTGTAACTTATCAGGTTGGTACTCAAGCCAAGTTTGGAATACAGATATGCACCTGCGAGACCAAATAACAGTTGCAAGAAGATTACTTTGGAAGATAGTGAAGAACTTTGCAGACCAAAACTACACAGTCATTCTCTCAGGAGTAACTTCT